TTTGAACACTAACTTGAACACCATCTTGAACACTATTTGCTATAAGGCAGTTGTCTTGAACACCTTTTTGAACACTAACTTGAGCACCATCTTGAACACTATTTGCTATAAGGCAGTTGTCTTGAACACCTTTTTGAACACTAACTTGAACACCATCTTGAACACTATTTGCTATAAGGCAGTTGTCTTGAACACCTTTTTGAACACTATTTTCCATAACAATCTTGTAACAAGTCGCTTTCGTTCCTTGCTCTTTAAATTCAATAAACCCTCTTTGCTTTAACTCATTTCTCGCTTTCTGTATTCCTGCCCTTGAAAGTCCGGTCAATATAGATAGTACCTGATTCGGCACTGAAAACCACTCTGTCCAATAGCTCCTGTTGCATACATGCAATAACGCAAAGTATAACGACACCTGCCCTGTAGACAATGGATTTATCGTGGCTGAATCCCAGAATAAATTAATAAGGTCTAAATATGTCACTTCCCTATACCTCTCTTATCAAAATTTCAATCCGTGGATTATCCCGATCCACATCAAACCTATCGGAAAATCCGACAACATACTTCCAACCATCACCTTTCAGCACACCACACTGTACAAGTGAATCTTGGATTACCTTGCGCCCAAAACTCGAAATATTATCAAGGTCTCGACGCTTATTCGGTTCAACCCATATATATTCCATGAATACTGGCTTATTAATCCTTACGTCCCTCAAGCATTGTCTGATCGCCACTACAACAATATTGCCATTGTCCGCTTTCATCTTCGCTCCTTTGTGGCGATTTGTACGCTCAGCGGCTATGTAGTCATTCAGACAGTCAAGGCGACTGGGAATTATTAGCTTATATTCCACGTAACCCTCCTTTCCGTCGGCGGTTTGGCTACCGCCGGTTTTCCGTGATATATAACCCGTATGAATAATTAATAGTTACCGAATTAATCTATTAGCGCTCTTTTGATGTTTCTCATACTCTGTCATCATTCTTTCTAGTTCTGCTGGCGAAAGTGTTTCAATCCCCATCTCTTTACATTCCCCAACAAGACCATCTATTAAGTGCGACATCTCTTTTGCGTCATATTCGCTGGAACCTTTCAACATCATATATATACGATACATTGTACCGCCTTTTCCCTGCTTTACCTGCGGTGTAGGCTTCAGGTGGTATGTCTGTGCTTCGTCCACAGATTTCTGCGCTGATTCCGTATCTGGGATAACAATATACACTGCTTGTTCATCTATCATCTCTATCTGCCCATATCGTCGTAAAAGATAATTATGTATATATGGCTTACTTACATGAAGTGATTCTGCAAGCCGTGAAGCCAACTCCCAATAATATCTGTTTGCGTCAAGACTCCGCTTCCTCCGATGCTTTTTAATTTCAATGTCAAGACATTCTTCCTGTAACAGCTTTGCCGCTTCATTTGTTGGAATTTGAGCACTTTCAAACATCAAGGTATACTTTCCATTAAGAGTGCGCCCAATATCCTTTATTTTAGCTGTTAGTTTCATTGTGATACCACCCTATCAGGCTGCTTCTTCATCTTTGAGATACAGTCCTTGATTTGAAGTTTTGACAATGTATCTACGTTATCAACTTTATAAGTCTTTATAACCGCATTCCAAGTGTATCCAGTTCGGATAAGTTCGTTTTTCAAAGTTTCTAATAAACTATCTCTTTCAGCGTCCGTCTTTGGCGTTTCTTTCTGTTTCTGCGAATCGGCGTTTGCGCCATATTTTGTTTTATCTTTATCCCAGTAGACATCTGCCCCGATCCCTAATTGTTTACACGCAACTGATATTGCATCTGTTGTTGCCATCTTGAAACACTCATCAGAAACATATGGACCTGATTTCTGTATCTCCACAAACATACTTCCACCAATCCCCTGTATTGGCATAGACCACTCGCCATCAACTTTTATGTAAAGCTTAATTCTTACAAATGCTGCTATAGATTGCTCATAAGATTCGGTCCATTCTCTCACAGATTCATAATACCAACCGATTCCGCATGGTCCAAACATTTCAGTCAGCATCTTTATTCTCCACATGGGATTAATATCCGTCTTCCCATTCATTCTGCCGCCCTGGATAGGTCTTTTTGCAGTATCAGGAACCGCACGCCCTAAATCGTAATATTTAAGATTATCCATCACATCATCTCCCATTCTATTCCAACACTGTCCATGTACATTTCTAACTTTTCCTTTGCATCAGCAGAAAGTGAAATTCTGTACTCATACAGTTCTGTGTCTTCCCATATATTCGGAATAAAGCTTTCTATTACTTCCTGTGCAGCTTCCACTTTTGCCTGCTCAACAGCAACATTTTTTTCTGCCTCTGCCTGTCGCAATGCTGCCTCCCGCGCTTCTTTAGCTCTCTGCTCTACAAGCACTTTTTCGCGCTCCTCGCGCCTGATGCGCTCTGCTTCCTCATAACGTTGTTTTTCCTGTTCTCTGTCAAGAATCTCCTGCTTCTGCCGCTCATAATTGTTTATGTATGTAATTGCGTCTGTAAGATTTAAATTATCCTTGTATATATTTAATGCCTTTTCAACAGCCTCAGACTGCATGGAAGTAATTGTATTTAAGTCATTTTGCGTTCTGTGAATAAGCCCTGCAATATCTGTTTTAATGTCCTTTTCCTTATATGTAGCATTTTCCCACTTTGAATTGTAAATACGTTCAAAAGAAATATATGCCTGCAAATCTTCAGGAACACATTCATAGATTTTCTTAATAATCTGCTTCTTTTCTGAAACACGCTTTTCCTCAAATGCCTGTATTTGCCCATTAATCAAATTAATTGGTTCATCATACAGTCCTATCAGCTTCTTTGCTTGCGCCTCAAAATCGTCCCAAGGCTCCATATATCGTTTTTTTGCATCACGCATATTATCCTGCAAAGACTTTTTTTCTGCCCGCAAACTGGCAACTTCTTTCTTCGCATATGTTTTACTGTCTTCTGTAAATACTGCCTCTTCATACTCTGCAAGCTTATCCTTTATCGCCTGCTCTACTTGTGCAAAATTACAGGTAATTGTTGCACGTTCCTGCGAAATTACTGCTTGTATACTGCTCATTTCCTACCTTTCTTTCTGCCTCTTCATAGGCTTGTCTTTCCCTCTTTAACCGTTTTTTATTTGGCAGCGCATACAGTTCGTTCTGCTCTCCAGAATATGTTAGTGAAGAATAATTATTCTGTATAACACACAATAGTGCAGCATACCTGTTAGCTGTCTATGGATACTGGAAGGTTGGAGTTCCCGACCTTCCAGTATTAACATTACATATTCAGTATTGCTGCATCGCACAGAGCTGTTACAAGCTCATATTTCTTTTGAGCATACAGAATTTGTAAAACACTATATAAATCTGTATAAACTGTCTCTCGTGGTGTAACACCACATCTACGTACTTTCTCTTCATAATTATGAAGTTTTTTCTGGGCTTTCTTTTTTGTACTCAATTCCTTTTCCTCCTTTCCATATCTGTTGCCAATTTTCCTGTTACTGTGTTAAGATATACTTGTTGTGTTAGACATGCCGCCGTAGATATTGCAGTATCAGTCGGTGGAGATTCCGCAGGTTTTCAGTTGAACAACTGTTTTCAGATTGTGGAAACCTGCGGGATATGTTATTTTTTAATTGGTTTAGAAATAAACCTTTATATTTAGTATAATTGTGTTGGCGCACAGGCTTTTATCCCTGCACGCCCGCTAATCTACTGGGAATGTGATGCATATGCACCACGTACAAAGCACACAGCTTGTCCACATGCCCCCTGCGCGGCACACAGGCATATTTTATCCTGTGTCCGCTGCATATGAAATTTTTAGAAAAGAGGCTGCGACACACACCAGCATATGTGCCGCACAGAGGGCACGACTAATCCCTCTTATACGTAATTCTCTGCATTGTCATCTGTCTTGGTAATTCCACGGAGTCTGTTATAATACAGTTCAACAAGCGCTTCAGTAATACGCTGTTCACTACCCTCTGTAAACTCTACTGTACATGTATACTCGTTCTTTTTTGTTTTCTTTGTCTTCGTTGCCATGATATATCACCTCCATTTTATCTTTATGTGGTAGCGGTTGTACAATATTAGTGTTGGCTGATATTGTAATGAGTTCCTTTGTTGGTTGACATTGTAACTTGTACGCCCATAGGTGCTGGTAACACCTAAATTAAACTTTGTTGGTTAATACTCTAACTTATACGCCATAGGTGCTGGTAACACCTAAATTAAATATGATTCTTGCCATATGCCTTTCTTACAAAAGCTTTGCAGGTATCATCTGTTCTCCTCGATTTCGTCTGCTTCCCTGCGACACAATGCCCTGAATATACCGGAGAATACTGCATACCAGTTTTAATGTAATGCTGGATAAAGTTTTTGCAGTATTCACAGTTCATTGGAACACTTGCATTGGTTCCACATAGGTTCTGTAACTCCTCCACTTGTGCCTTGAGTGATATATTTTCCTGCTCTAGCTGTTTAACTTTTTCTGCTACCAATTGCCTTTACCTCCTAACTTGTGGTAAAATAAAATGTTATTATGCACATTTATTCTGTACGCATTCAAATTGAATGTTGTATTGTATTATACTAACATTCAACTTGAATGTCAATACTAACGGAGGTTTTTATGAATAATTTTTCTTCTACTCTTAAACAATACCGCCTTTCAGCTAATCTAACTCAAAAACAAATGGCTGCTAAACTAGAAATGACCCCAAATGCATATCAAAAGTATGAGCTTAATACTAGAGAACCAAATTTAGATACACTGATTCAAATTGCTGATATTTTTGACATCTCTCTTGATGAATTAGTTGGTAGGCATCTGCCTTAAATATCGTTGAGAAATTCCAAATAAATCCTCGAGTTTATCCCAATTTTCAATTTTTCCAATACGTTTTCCATACTCAATTTTCTGATAAGCATGTTCACTTATTCCTAAATACTCTGCTACCTGCTTCTGTGTCATGCCCGCTTTCTGGCGGGCTTCTTTCAAGTTCTTTCTCACTTTTAATTTCCTCTCTGCCTAAAGCTTGTCCCAAATCTACATCATTCCTTCTTGTCACCCATACTGAATAAATCCATTTGGTTATATTCTGGTATGCTTACAAAATCCTCTGTAAGTTGTACTCCGAACTGCTCTGACACCTTCTTAAAATTCGCCGCTATCTTGTACGATGCAAGTTTTTGTCTATTTGCAACCTTGTCCATGATTTTTAGATAGCTTGCAAGTTCGCCTAATGGAATTTCTGATGGACTAACAGCCATCAGCTCTCTTTCCATTTCATAAAAGCGATTGATGTATCGTGCTGTAAATTCTGTACCTTTCTGACCTGTTAACTTATGGGCAATAAATTCACAGCCTTTCTTTGTGACCATGAAACAAGGCATCACCTTGTTTTGCTCATTAATGTAAGTTGATTCTGCAAAGAAATCGGACGGGGAGATTTTTCCCTCTCCTAGTTGCTCTACATATCTGCGAATATCTTTCAACAAATCTGCATGGCGCTTTTCTACCATCTGTGCCACTTCTATAGAAGTGAGTGTTGTTTTTACTAATTTGCTAACCTTATTAACTTTCTCTGATTGAAACCCTCTTCCTACCAATTCTTTCCGCCTCCTCTACAACCATACCTTTCTCGCCATTGGGTAGCGGGATAATGCCTCCTAACGCAATATTGTCAGATTTCAATGGCTTTGTATTCCAAAAATCTGCTGCCTGCCTTAACTGTTGTTCTGTCACTTCTTATTCCTCCTATTCAATTATAAACCAATTTCTTATCTACTAACTTTATTGTATCTTGTTCTTTTACTGTTCCTGCCTTATACTGTCTTACAGGCTGTTGCAGCAGCCGACTACAGAAGAAAGGAGAAAACTATGACTAAAAAAGAATCCGTTACAGGTTATTGCCCTAAGCAGGACATGAATGTTGCCATTACTGTCACCTATAACATAACCTCCACATTACAGGCAGATTTCATAACGCCATGTACTTACTATTGCAAATACAGCAACACCATAGAAGCCTGTTCAGACTGCCCAATCTTTAATAATCTGACTTAATCGACAGCTCTATAAAAAGTTCTGAATACTTCTGGTAATTGTGGGATTCGCGGATTGCTTATGCTTATATCGCATTGAGTAAGCGTAATCTCCACTACCGGAAGCTGCCCACCTTTATGTACAAAGCGTATTTCAGTGATCGCCTCTGACAGATCCACTCCATCTATCGTGATTTTTGATTTGTTCACTCCATTGGATTCTATAATAACCAGATGTTTTGTATCCTGTTTTTTCTCCACACTCTCACCCCTATCTAAATAAGTCATAAACTGACTGTTGAAATATTACCTCCAATAACTACTCTTTTCTAAATCAATATCATTTAGTTAGTTTTCTTATTCGTTAAGTTAAGGCTCTGTCCTATGTATTCTTTATCCGGCTAATTTCTTGTATTCCAATTGCATCTTACTCTTTTACCCTTCCTGTTTTATACTGTTCTTACAGGTCACTGCCATGACCGAGTTTATAAGAAAGGTACTTTATTATGAGGCAAACAAACGATGAACTTTTTAAAAACTTCTTGGAATACATTAATAATTTTTGCATTCCAGATCTTATTAGAAAAGATTCCGAGAACTTCAAAATTGCCTTAATTGATATCACACGCAATATTGAAAAAATGAATCAAACATCCGAAGAACGTCTACTTGATATCATAGTGGCTGCTCATAAAATATCCCTAAAATCAACAATAACCTCATTTAATGATCTGCTTTGTAATTACAATCAATGGCTGCTAAATAATTACCGGATTTTACCTCTGAATGATAACGAATTTCCCGAAGACTGAAATTCATTGATCAGTTCTTTTGCTGACATATCTACTTTCTTACAAACCTCCAACATGAATTGCTGATACTTAAGCTGCTGTTTTTGTTCAGCAATTCTTTCATTCAAAGCATTATAATACTTTCTTGATATCCACAATCTTCCTTCACCTCCCCAATGTCATTTAATTGCCCCCGCCTCCATTAAGTTATTCCCTTTTCGAAAAAGTGTTCCCACTGTATAAAACCTCCGTTTTGGTGTATGTTTATACAATCTGCTTTGTCGGGTTACGCTGGTTGTCCGTCGTTTCCCTCATTTTGGTCAGCCCTAAGCGAATAATATGTCTGTATAATTCAGCGTATGGTTTATCATAAAACTCTCGCTGTTTTACAGTATCAATCTCACTTTTGACTTCTGCGGGGATAGATACCATTAGCAATGTCATTTAGTTAGCCCCCGCCTCCATTAAGTTAAGGCTCTGCCCTTTCTGCTGCTTGTTTATCATTGCATTTTTCCAGATTCTTCCCTATACTGTACTTACAGGCTCTGCCAAGCCGAGTACATAGAAAGGAACATTTTTTTCATGCAAAAAACAGAACTTATTGCTGGATATTGCCCATATCTTGAAGCTGAAACTACTATTAACGCTACATACGTTCAATATGCACCACTTGGGACACTACCTCTAGCTAATTTCCAAACAAGCGACTGTCCGCATACTGCTGAATGTCCAAATTCCGAAGACTGTCCTGTTGCTCTTCAAAAGACATATTGGTAAACTGTTCTAATAATGACGGACACTTTTCAATCCAAGAACCTGCAAGAATATCTTTTTGCTTGGTTTTTGAATTGAAAAGATGAATATTTATGCCTGTAAGTTCTTCCAATTTTTTCCATACTTTAATAAACGACGCTTTATGCGTATGTCCATATTCTTCAAGGCATTCCAAAGCATACTTACAGTACATACATTGCACATTATCTCCTAATAGTTGTGATTGCAGTATTCGTGCAATACAATGCAAATCCTTATCTGTTAACTCTGGCATTAGCTCATTACCTCCAATAACTGCTCTTTCCCAAACCAATGTCATTAGTTTGCAATGTCATTTACTTAAGCCATTTTCCTGTTAAGTGTAAGAGGTTATCTCTTCATAAGACGCTCCTATTTATCCCAAATTCCGTAAATCTTAACTCCCAATTCGTTTATTTGTACCTAATGACTTTTTATTAACTTGCACTGTATGTTTATACAGGTTGCTTTGTCGGGTTACGCTGATTTTCAGAAATATTCTGCTGTGCTAATATTCCCATGATGAAAATTCTTACTTTCTCAATAGTGGTATCATCCTTAATTTTCTCAATATCCTCTTTTAATGTCTGTTGTGCTTTAGTCATCAGCTCTTCCTCCTTTCTATTGCTTTTAACAACACTATAGATTGCTTTTAGCAATTTGTCAAGTGTTTTTTCAATACTTTTCATTGACATAAGCAATATTTTTTGGTATGCTTTCACCAGAGAGGTGAATATAATGATTTGTGACAGATTAAAAATTCTTTTAAATGAGCTAAATATTTCTCAACGCCAGTTTGCTATGAAAATAAATCTTGATGCTGGTTACTTCTCCAGAATTATGCAAGGTAAGGTCAATCCACCAGATCGGATACTGCTACTTATTGAAAATGTCTTTAATGTAAACAAAGACTGGTTAGAAAATGGTCAAGGTGAAATATTTTCAAATCAAGGTATATCTTTAGCTAAAAAGCAGGTCTTAGAATCCATTGATATCTTGAGTGATGAACAGGTCAATGCTGTTTCATCTTTTATTAGGTACTTGACTGAAAGTTCTAAATAGTGATATAATAAAAACAGCACGATCTAAGGTCATGCTGTTTTTATTATTAGGAGGTGCTTGCTCATGGTAACAAGTTGTTATGCTACACTTGCAGGTATCATCATAAGACACCGACTTCTTACTTCTGATGGTTATTTTACAGACGACTATCCAGAAGAAAAGAAGAAGTTTGTGGTTGATGTATGTACTTGCATCGCTAGTGGTTTAGTTGCCACACTCCTACCAAAACTATTATAAAATACATAACCTTATTAACTATAATGTAGTTTTTGAGGTTCAGATGAAATTGGACATGCTGCATGGCATGTCCTTTTAACGTTTCTGCATATTACCTACTGAATATACATCAGACACAATAAAACGAATTGGGACAATCTTAAAATGTCTTGATATGAAGAAAATCCTTACTTTTAACAGAAATGGGTTTTATAATTATGACTTTTCCTTTCATTTTTTTCTTGCTGACTTCGTCTACTTATATTCGCCAGTCTAAAGTTGTTCTTCCCCTTATACCACACTCCTACGGCTTGTCGAGTTATGCCGTCTGATGGGAAGATGTGTCCTCCTCTGTCGCAAATAAATACTCAAACGATTTATTAAAGTACCTGCAAAATGCTTGACACTCACTCGGCCAAAATCTTCCGCTTCGTATTTTCTGACTATAAGAATTTCGACTAACGCCGATAATCTTTCCCATATCCTCATCTGTCAGATGGTTGTATGCTTTCTGACCTAATAAATTTGCGTACATATATTCACCTCCTTGTAAACGAATCGCCAACCTTTATCTTGATTGTATCCGCGTATCGCCAACTTGTCAATAGTATTTTTGAAATTTGTTGACATATCGCCAACCTCATGTTAGGATAGCTTTGAAATGAGGTGACGATATGGGATTTTCTGAACAACTAAAAAAGGCACGTTTAAATATGAATTATACTCAACAAGAAGTTGCTGACCTTATGGGCATTACCAAAAGCACATATTGCGGTTATGAAACGGGAAAGCGCCAACCGGATGTTGCCAAAATAAAGCAACTTGCAACTATCCTAAATACATCTGGCGATATTCTTCTTGAAACTGGATTTGAAGATATAACCAGCGAATTAGATATTAATGATGAAGTGAGACAGCTTGCCCAACAATATAGTTTGCTCAATGATTCAGATCGTGAGTTAATCAAAAAGATGATTGATTCATTAGTTGAAAAATCAAAGTAGCCTAAAATGGTATAACACAATGTACATAACTGACACAAAAAGTCCTCCCTGCATAATTCTGAAAAATGATGCAGGTACATCTCCATACCTGCATTTTTTTCAAAATCTTTGATTTTCAAGGAAAAATCCCTACTTTTCACAAATAATCTGCCTACCAGCACCACATCAAAATTAGATTTTGGTAAATTTTTCTCAAAATACAGGTTTTCATATTTGGTAATTTGCAAATACTTATATTTTCAAAAGTTTTTAAGTTTCCTCTTGACACGCATGCGCATAATGCGTATAATATAATTGTAAGGAGGTTACAGCATGAGATTCCGGGAGATAGAAAAAATTATTTTAGCAGATGGATGGAAATATAAAAGCACAAAAGGTTCTCATTGCCAATACACGCATCCATCAAAACCGGGGAAAGTTACAATTCCCAAGCACCCCGGAGATATAGCCCCACAAATAGTCAAACAAATTTTTAAGCAGGCCGGACTATAAAAGTCCAGTACTGCACACCATAAAGGAGGTATTTATGAAATTAACTTATCCTGCTTGTTTCTATCCTGATGAAGAAAAAAATGGAGCTTATGCTGTGGTAGTTCCTGATCTTCCCGGCTGTGTCAGTGGAGGCAATACACTGGCTGAAGCCATTCTTATGGGTACAGACGCAGCGTCCGGCTGGGTTCTTGATGAACTGGAAGATGGAAAGCCAGCTCCGGAAGCAAGCCCTCTGGAAAGCATCACCCCCGATCCGGGCGGCTTTGTAAGTATGCTTGTCCTGGATATGGATGCTTATGCTGAAAAATATGGTGAAAAAGCTGTAAGAAAAAATCTTACCATTCCCGCATGGCTCAACACATTTGCTGAAAAAAACCACATTAATTTTTCACAGGTTCTTCAGGATTCCCTTACCGCTCTCTATCAGCAAAGACAGCAGGTCTAAGTGTTGCCCCGGTTCTTAACTAGACTGGGGTAACATTTTACCCCTTAACTTAACGGTCCACACAGCTAACTAAATAACATTGATTCACTGAGTACACAATTTCGCAAGTGAAATAAAATGTTTGTCTACTATCCTATTAATTTTATCTTTGTTTATGTGAATATTTTAATTCTCAAAAACATTTTTGTCAATATATATTTTGGATTTTGAGATATTTTTTGTTTTTGTGAAGCTTGCTGTTGACTTTTTTATTTAGATTTGTTATCTTGAATATGAAGGTGGTGATAATTATAATGAATGAACGATTGCGTAAGCTTAGAAAAACGTTAGATTTAACGCAACGTGAATTTGGTGAGAGACTCGGAGTTAAGGGAAATACCATCGCGCAATACGAACTCGGTAGAAACGAACCAATAGATGCAGTCTTGTCTTTAATTTGTCGTGAATTTGGAGTTAGTGAGGATTGGTTACGAAACGGCGGTTCTGATGATGATATGTTCATCAAATTATCAAAAGATGAAGAACTTGCAATGTGTACTCAAATGCTCTTGGATTCGACTGATGATGTTGTGGCTGATCTGATAAAGGAAGTAATCATTATATACGAAAATTTAGATAACAACTCCAAAAAAATATTAAAGAATGTTGCACAAAATTTGATAGATAAAATAAAGAATACATAGTTGCATATTTAAAATTAACAATAATATTTTGATGTTATAGTGATAATATGTTAATTTAAAATAGTTTGAACAAAGGATGAGTAAAAACAAATGAAAAAGAAATCATTATTAGTATTACTCGTAGCTATCACAACTTTATCATTAATGGCTTGCAATTCCAAAAATGAATCGCGTACAGAGGAACCAAAACAAGAAACAGAATCCACAGAATTAGTCAGTACAGAAACAACAAAAAAAGAAACAGTTGAACTTGAAGAAGAAACTCCAATTACAGAAACATTTGCCAGCCAAGAAATAACGAGTATAGCGACCGAAGAAACTATTGAATCTGAATCAGAAACTGTTTTATCACTAGAAGAAAATAAATATCAAACAATAGAAACAACAGATTTGTTTGAACAAATATATGTTCCTTACGCCAATCGAGAAAAATCATTTATTTTTGAAGGAGTTAAAAGTTTTGCAAGTACCCTTGAATATAAAATAGAAATTACAGAACCAACTGAGGAAGATTTAGGCGAAATTAAAATTATAGATACCAATGGGGACTATGTATATTTTGCTTTTAGTCCAATTGATGATGTTCAAATAATTATGACAGTAAGCTATTACCATGCTGAAACTGATTCAGAAGTTTCGTTGAGCAATTATTCTTCTGACGGATCACCACGATATGACACATTTACAACGCATATACTTGGCGAATCTGAAATAGAAGTATCAAACACCGATGAGCAACGCGATTTTTTATTCAAAAAAGAATTATCTGAACTGCCTAATGATTCTCCAACAGAACTCACATCAGAGTATCAGACTGATGAAGAAATCGGTGGAATTAGCGACAAAGATATATCTGACTTGAATCTTAAATTTTATGAAAGTGTTCAAAATGATACAACCGGAAACTGGCGTCTTGCCGAAATATCAGAAGATGTAAACATTCAAGACTATATTTATTCTTACTATAAAAAATATTTTAAAGAAGATTCAGAATTTCATGTCATTGTTAACCATTCCAGAAAAATCACCGCAAGCATCAATCCTGTTCATGACGCACTATATGTTGTTGAACATAATTACATAGAAGGTGAAAAATATGATGCAAAAAAATTATGTTCCAAACCTGTAGTAAGAGAATATTATATATATACTGATACCAGAGACATAAAAAAGATTGAATAGAAAATTAAAGTTATGTTAAAAACTAAAGTTTGGATAAGATATATATGGTAAGCTTATGAGTATATATCCAAATAATTTTAAGATTGGACAGACTTAATGCCTGCCCGAAAGATGGGTTTTAATCATGATTAGGATTTGAATTATAAACTTTTTTTCCCTCTCATCATCTAGTTTTTGAATGAGTTTTATAACTTCACTTTTATCACTCATACACAACGCTCCTTTGTATTAAACGACAAATATTACCTACACCTTAAGTTATTAAAATGTTAGCACAAAGAAAGGTATAAAGTCTACACTCATTCTTTCATATCTTGCAATAACCCGCAATTTCGTTAGATACCTACAAAAAAAGAACCGTCATTTTTTTATAGTTTCTTGCAAAATGCCAAATAAAATATCAATTTGTTACGAAATACTATTCTTTTGTACTCTTTTGTCGTATAATCATATAAATATGGAAAAACTAAATAATAAAGAAAAGAGGAATCACTATGGAGTTCTTAGAAAAACTGAAAAACTTCTCCAACAGAATTGAGCACCTAAAAGGAAATATCCAGACGGAAGAAGCGACAAAAACATCTATCATACTGCCATTTTTCCAGCTTTTGGGTTATGATGTATTTAATCCACTGGAATTTGTTCCAGAATATACTGCCGATGTTGGTATTAAGAAAGGAGAAAAGGTTGATTATGCCATTATGATTAATAATGAACCTCTAATCCTAATCGAAGCCAAACCTATTAACACGGAACTATCTGTAAAACATATGAGTCAGTTAATACGATACTTTTCCGTCACAAAAGCAAAGTTTGGAATCCTAACGAATGGCATTATTTATCAATTTTATTCAGACTTGGAAGAGCATAATAAAATGGACACAATACCATTTCTTGTCGTCAACCTTTCTAAAGTTGAAAAAAATGTTGCTGAGGAGTTAAAACAATTCCAAAAAGATGCATTCAATGTCAAAAACATTTTAAGTAGTGCTTCAAACTTAAAATATATGACAATGGTAAAAAATGTAATTGCGGAACAGTTTCAGTCTCCTTCTGACCAATTAGTAAAAGCACTCCTTACCAAAAATATATACAACGGTACCAAAACACAAGCTGTCATAGATAAATTTAAGGGAATCATTCAGAAAGCCTTTGAAGAATACATTAATGATGTTATTTCAGAACGCCTAAGTACTGTTATTTCTCCCGAACCTGTTATTTCCGTTCCCTCCGACGAGAAAGCAGAGCCTATACTGAACACTGACGAAACAAATGTTTTGAATTATATTAAAGGTCTCCTAAACACCAGTTTAGACATTACTTATAAAAAGACTTCAAGATATGCTTATATGCAGCTTGGTGAGCTTTCAACCAAATGGATTTGCCGTGTTTACATCCGAAAAGAGCAACATCTATTTACACTACATAAATTTGAAAATACTGATTATGAATGTGAATATTATTTTGATGAAGTCGAGCAACTTGATACGATACAGGAACTAATAAAAGACACTTTTGAGAAATGTTGTAAATTATAACAGGCATCTTACTTAACAGGTTATGGCAAGGCTTCTGGGTCTGCAAGACCGAAGAAATAGACAAGTCAAGATGTGTCAATTATTTTTCTACAGTTCCTAAAGAGAGATAGCTGTTCTTCTTAATAATAAGTTCCAAAAAAGTATTCTTTCAATGTATAAGTTCCAATTTGCAGTATAGTACAAAATACTAAAATAACAAAGGTATTTATAAGAATTCACAATACATAAAAAATTATTTATTCCAGATATTGACACGCAATAAATTATGTATTATAATGTACTTATAAGGAGGACTTAACAAATGAAAGGCTACTCATCAAGAGAAGTAATTGAAATACTTAGAAAAAATGGTTGGTATGAAGTGGCTTGTGATGGAGATCATCATCAATACAAACACCCTACTAAAAAAGGAAAAGTCACAATAACTCACCCTAGAAAAGACATACCTTTAGGAACTCTCAAAAGTATTTCAAAACAATCAGGGATTATATTTCCATAATCCCTGCATACTTGCTTCTCATTAATATATTATTAGGAGGATTTTTATGTTAAAGGACAGATATTCTTATGTCGCCGTATTTTCTTATGATGAAGATGGGATATGTATTGAATTTCCCGATTTACCCGGATGCTGTCCCTGTGCAGACACTGGTAATACGGATATGGCATTAAAAAATGCAAAAGAAGCTATGGGACTTCATATTTGGGGTATGGAACAAGACAATGAAGCGCCTCCATCACCAACTCCCATCACAGCTATCTCACTTGAGCCAAATCAAGTTCCTGTGCTTATTGAGGTATTTATGCCTCCCATAAGAGAACGTATTAACAGCAGATTTGTGAAGAAAACACTTTCTCTTCCAGCATGGCTTGCCTCTAAAGCTGATGAAGATGGCGTGAACTGCTCTAAGTTATTTCAAAATGCACTAATGGAATACTTGCACGTAAAACAGACTAATTGAACACATATAAAAATATTTGCCATAATTTATTGACAAATATTTTTATATGTGTTATCATTCTATTGTCAGGAGGAAATGCCAATGAAAAATTATTCATCAAGAGAAGTTATTCAAATACTCAAAGCAGATGGTTGGTATGAGGTGAATGTAGTAGGAAGTCACCACCAATTCAAACATCCAACTAAAAAGGGACGCACTACAGTAAAACATCCAGACAAAAATATCCCTCTCAAAACACTCAAACGCATTGAAGAGCAATCAGGGCTAAAGTTTAATTAGCCCTGTCCCCTGACATATTAATCTAAGGAGGTTATTTTATGAAAAAAGTAGAACGTTATTTTTATCCTGCCGTTTTTTCTTACGAAGCTGGACAAGAAATTTCTGTCGATTTTCCTGATTTAAAATGTGCCACTAGTGGCACAGATGATAATGATGCTCTCCTATCTGCGCGGGAACTTCTTGGTTGTGTTCTTTATGGTTTGGAAGAAGACGGCGAAGAAATTCCTGTCCCTACACCATTAGCTAATGTAAAGGTCCAACCTAACGAGCGGGCAGTTCTAATTGATGTCTATATGCCCTCTATCCGTCAAGCTAATATTAATCGTTCTGTAAATCGCACTGTTACACTACCCGCTTGGCTCAATGCTGCTGCCCTTGAACGAAACATTAACTTTTCCCAAGTTCTACAAGACGCCTTAAAGACACAACTTCATTTAGGATAATAACTTTATTAAGAAAAGCCGTTCGATGTTACCAGCACCGAACGGTATAATAAAGTCAAACACAATGAAATAAAAAATACCTCGTAAAAATATTATGGTATAGAATTGGAGGAATAACTACTATGTCAACTTTAGAAAAGGCAATCGGATTGTTACAAACTATGCCAGAACAGAAAATTGAAACAGTTTATACGTTTATTCAATTTATTAATTCACAGGAACTAGAAAAAAAGGGCATTGAACCTGCAAACAAAAAATCCGCAAAATCAATACTTGGAATTGCTAGTGAATATGCAAATCCAGCATTAATCGAACAGGAAGAGGGTGCTTTTAAACGTGCAATCACAAAAAAATATGCAACTGATTGATACAAATGTTATCTTAAGGGTTATCTTGAATGATATTCCAGAACAAGCTTCACAGGCAGTATCAATCATTGAAAATGGGCATATACAAACAAAGCCGTTCGATGTTACCAGCACCGAACGGCATAAGAGATATATCACTGGCGTACCAGTTACAATATCAACCAACGCTTATATTGTAGCACACTTTAATATATCCTTGCAACCAAATAATGAAATCGGTGTATTTTTAATACACGAAAATCATAATTATTATCAGGAGGTACTATATGGTAATTGGTATCTATCCACGTAAATCCGTCTACAGGGACAACAGTGATTCTGTAACGGTCCAAGTCGAGCTTTGCAAAGAATACGCTGCTATTGTCTTTAAAGGTCAAGAGCTTGACTTTAGAGTTTATGACAAAGATGAAGGTTTTAGCGGCAAAAATACAAAACGCCCTTCCTTCCAAGAACTGATGCGTGATGTTCGCAAAAATGAACTTGATGTTGTTATGGTATACAAACTTGACCGCATTAGCCGAAATGTACGAGAGTTCTCTACAATGTATGAAGCTTTTGAAGAACACGGAGTTGCCTTCGTATCTGTCAAGGAATCATTTGACACCTCCACGCCAATTGGAAGAACAGTTATGTATATATTGGCTGCCTTTGCCCAATTAGAACGCGAAAATACATCAGAACGTGTCGCAGACAATATGCTTGCCCTTGCAGAACAAGGAAGATGGACAGGCGGCAACTGCCCGGCTGGCATGAAATCCATTCGGAAAAAGCTTGGTGATAAAGAGCATTCTTTTCTTGATATTGATGATGAAACTATCTGGCGTGTAAAATTATTATATAACCTTCTATTAAACGGCTATACCATCACAGGATTGGAACGCTACTGTAAGGAACATGGTATAAAAAGCCAAAACGGAGCATTTCTAAACGCGTCACAAATTTATGCCATTGTAACCAATCCTGTCTACTGCCAGAACTCTCTTGAAGCGTATTACTACTTTCAGGAACTTGGCTGTAAGATGGTTTCTAAGGATCTATTCGACGGCACACATGGATGTATCCGTTATGGCAAGACTAAGACCGGAAAGGAACGACAAACCACACAGGAACACGCCAATTGGACAATCGCTGTAGGAATACATAATTATGTTGTCCCTTCCAATGTCTTTATCGCTACACAGAATCGCCTAGGAATCAATAAAACCTTTCGAACGGGGAAATATCCAACTGGTATTCTAAAAGGCGTTCTGCGGTGCCAGTGTGGCGGCAAAATGACCACTCGAACTTATATGAAAAATAAGATTCAATTCTCTTATTATTTTTGTGAGAAGCGTGTTCGACAAGGCAGGGAATATTGTGATTCTGAATATGTACGCGTTGATGCAATTGATGAATTATTTATAAAAGAACTAAAGAAAATAAAGGTCAATCCAGACTTTATAACATTACAGACTACAAATACTGAAGACGCTGATATTACATCCATGCAAATGGAATTGAATGCCTTGGACACACAGCTTGCAAACTTAGCAAAAGCACTCTCTGAGAATGCTTCCTCCTCTGCTGCCAAATATATTATTGCCCAGATGGAAGCATTGGACAAAGAACAGGCATCGTTAAAGGCATCGCTTGCCCGCGCAGAGATTTCATTAGAAAATAAAAAGGCTGCTGCCATAAACAGAAAACAAGTTTATGAAAATATCTGTTATCTGGTTGACAACCTTAATAATTTGTCGTATTCTGAAAAAAACGAATTGGTGCGAAAAACTGTTAAATCCTGTACATTACAAGACAAGAACCTGAGTATCATTTTTTGATACTCAGGTTCTACTTTATATTTCTGTTGGCGTGCCAATCAATCCCATCATATCGTGACCAAGGTGTTGGCGCTTGTAACCAAAATCCCTACCTACGCCGAAATCAGCCTCTGTTAAACACGGACTAAAAAATTATTCCTGCTCTAAAATCCCCGCAATTTTCTTAATCATTTCATCTTCTTTCAACCGAAATTTAATCTCCACTCTTCTGGAAGCAGACATGTCCACCTCCTGCGTGGAATTTCCCGAATTATCCTGGTGATAAACCGGATTGCTCCAAGACTTTCCATTGACAGTCAAAATCCTTTGCAACTGCTCAATCTCCACCTCGCTAAGTCCGTTGTTTTTGTTCAGGCAAAAGTCCGCCACTGCATTCGCACGCGCATAAGATAGCTCCATATTGCTCTGGTAGCTTCCATCTGTATCCGTATGTCCCTCAATAATAATCTCAGCAATATAACCACGGAACTGATCTTGAAGCAGCACATCCAAATACCTTGGAATAATCGTTTTTAGAGTTTCCTTACTTTCTGCTGTCAGCGAGGAACTATTATAACGAAAAAGCACATCTGAGGAAAATGTAATAGAACCTGTCTGTGCATCCACTTTCATTGTAGAATTGCTAAAAGCTGACTGCAACGCCCCAATAATATCTGTGCGAATGCCGACAATATCTTGCAATTCCTGTTTTGTTGTTGTCAATTCCTGTTTGGCATTTTCTATCTCTAAGTATGCGTTATTTAGTTCTTCCTGTGTCAAGGCTGCCTGTTCATAAGCCTGCTTTAATTCCGCTAGAGAAGATGCAAGATCTCCATTCGATTTCTCCAGCTCTGCTTTAGAAAATTCCAAATCCGCAATTGTTGCATCTAGCTCGTTTTGAGCTGCGCTGAGTTCTAGTCTTGTCTGATCGAGATCATTTGTCTTCTGTCTGTATATGGCAAGCGTAATTGCTATCAACAAAATAAATATTAGCAGCAGCGCAGCCATCATATCTGAGTAAGACTGCCAATAGCTGTGCTCCGCAAAGGCTTCTCTGTTTCTTCGTCTATTCTTCATACAAATTCCTCGTCTGTTCAAATGTGTATAACTGACTGCTCATCTCATCACACATATCTGCCAGCATTTCCTTCTGTTCTGCAAGCCGTTCCGCAAAAAACTCCTGCCTATCCATAACGCATGTAATCGCCTCCTGCACATTGCGATTTACTTCCACCAAAGTTGTGACTGCTTCCACCATTTCCGCGACATTTGCCGTGCTAGTAGCCTGTAATTCGCCCACATTTTTCAAGGTGTTTCCAAGTTTCTTAAAATCCGTATCCAATGCAGACTCCATCTGTTCTGTAAATTGATTTACAATGCGCTCTACACCAGCTGTCTGTTCCATTGCATTGCCTTTCATCATTTCAAGGATCTGCCTTAAAGAGCTTGCCATTCCCGCCTGATAAACAAGCATTGTAGCAGTAGTCTCTTCGTCTTTTCCTGAAAATGGCTGTGTGGTTTGACGAAACACATCTAAAAACTCATCTAGCGCCTTATACGCATTTGACATCAAACTTCGGTAAATTATATTAAACACCAATGAGAAAAAGATACCATATACCGAAGTATGAAAAGCTACTTTCATACCAGAAAGCAGAGAACCTACGTTGTCAGAGATTGTAAAAATATCATCCCCGCTAAATGCACCTAACCCCATAGACAAACCGAGAAATGTTCCCAAAATTCCAATCCCTGTAAGTGTCCCCGGAACTCCAGAATTAAAGGAATTCATGCTTACCCGATCCAAAAGATCCTCATTGATATATGTTTCCAAATCACAGAAAGAGCCAGCACCCCGCTTCGTCTTTGTTCCATTTACCCGCAAACGGTACTTGTTAAACGCATCCTGCAAGTCTTTTTGTTCAAAAAATGCATCGTTACCTTTATAATTTGCCCAAAGATTCTTTTCGCCAGCCTTCTTGTATTCCTTTTGTAGGATCAGACTGACATCTTCCAGCTCACGTGTAGCTCTGCTTAGTCTGCCAAAACTGACAGAGGAAATGATAAAGAGAATCCCAATAATAATTAGAAATCCAATATTGATTATCAGATTGACAGAAGATTGCCACTCCCCTGTAAATACTCCGTTCAAATACAAAACAAAAGCTACAACAATGACATACAAAAAAAATAGTACATAATACAACTTTCTTTTCATCCTTATTTCCGTCCTTTTCCTTTCGTACTTCGTATTTCATTTAGTATTATTACATTTGCCCTCAAAATGATTCTTACAGTTTTTGTCTATTCGCAAAAAATACTATCTTATATGTGAGTTTATCATACTTTTTAATAACTGACTATATGATGACATTTAATTTTTTATAAATATTTTGCAATTCCATAACAGTTCAGCCTTTGGCTTCCTGTTACAAGCATCAAGCCGTGCATAATCGCTTCGCGATGGCTTGATGCATCTCAACTACTACGCTTTCCCACGGACTTTGCAGCGCAATGCAAAGTCCTGTTTGAACTGTTACGCAATTCCAATACTTTCTATTTTTCTAATCGTTTCATATTAAGAATCGAGAAACAACTGACGCAAATTTTCCTGATAATTCCAGATAATACAAAATGCATTGTCAGGATACACTACAATTTTTTCCAGAACATCTGGCGCAATTTCATTGATTAGTTTCTCTATTTCTGTACATTGATTCAAATAGTCTGTCAATTGATTATCCAAAATTTTATCTGTGTTCAGATTCTTTAATTTTGCCTCAAGCTTTTCAATCTGTAAGGAAACCACATCATGGTTCTTTACAATATCACGCTTCGCCCTGAGATATGCCGTTTTATCCAATTCCCCAAATGCAAATTTCTCATAAAGGCTTTGCATTGAACAATCAAATTTTGTTTGAGATTGTTTTAGCTGAAAAAGCATCTTGGTTGTAACATCAATATCCTTTCTTCTCTTTTGTTGTTTCTCTTCCCAAATATGACTGCTTTCTACCGCGTAAAGTGCCTGTATTTGTAGTTCCTTTAAAACGATCTTTGTCAAGTCACTTTCCAATATATGTTCCTTTGTACAAGAATAAGCATCTGTAAAACGCGGTGTATTGCATATATAATATGGTTGCTTTGCATTTACCCGCTTCATAATATGACCGCAAACGCCACAGTGCACTTTTTTATATAACATTGTACCTTTTCTGCTGGATATTATTTTATCGTGTTTCAAGTATGCTTGAAGCTGTTCCTTGCCAAGTTCAAATTCTTCCTTTGACACAATCGCTTGGTGCGCATTCTCCACAGCAATCCAATCTGATTGTGGTACACTTACAACATGCGCTTTTCCCACTTGATCGCGCATGCGCTTTCCATAAATTGTCTTGCCCATATAACGCTCATCACACAAAATTTTTATCACGGTATTCTCCGTCCAAAAATTCTGTCTGTTGACACACGGCCATTCTGAACGCGAGCATCCAATCTTCCTTTTATACATCATAGGAGTTAATACCTGTTTCGCATTCAATATCCGTGCAATCTGTACAGGACGAATCCCATCTGCTGCCATTTTAAAAATCCAGTGGATAATCTCTGCCGATTCCAGATCTACTTCAAGCTGATTCTTATTTTTTTTGGCTTTTATATATCCATATGGCGCAAACGGAGAAAGAAAATCTCCACGTTTTGCCTTAAACTGTTTGGCACTGCGCACTTTATATGACAGATCGCGACTATAAAGATCATACAAAAGTGTCTTGAACAGTATGTCCAGGCTATCTGCATCCATTGTGTGAGCGCTATCCAATCCATCATTAATCGCAATAAAACGAACCCCTAAAAATGGAAATACATGCGAAATATAATTGCCCACAGTTAGATAATCCCGTCCAAATCGGGATAAATCCTTCACAATCATACAGTTGATCGAACCACATTTCATCTGTTCCAACATGGTTTTGAACGCAGGACGCTCAAAATTTTTCCCGCTCCAGCCATCATCACAAAATTCCAAGATATCCGCATCTGCAAATTCTGGCATTCTACCAATAAAATTATCTATAAGATTACGCTGACTCCCTATACTGTTAGATTCAACTTTACCAGCCTTCCGTATATCAGTATCTTCAGCAGAAATGCGAAGATACTTTGCTATGACAATCCCTTTTTCCATCACTGCCTCCTAGCCTGTTCTAAAGCGCATCCGAAACGCGCTCTAGTACTACAGGGAACAAATTGAAGATGTTGTTTGAAGTCAAAAATATTTAACCGAAATATCATTAATTATTCAATATTTCTTGATTGAAAGAAATTCATTCTATTAAATTTTGGCAGAATAATTTAAGTTTGTTCGCTGTAGTACTAAGAACTGTGTCAAATATCTAAAATGGTTGGTATGCTGAACCATTTCCTTAGTATTCTAAGTAAGATGTCTTGCCATTTCTTGTACTTTTTGAAAAGTAACCTCGTCAATCAGTGGAACATGGGTATTTCTGACAATTGTCCATTCTGTTTGCGGCAACAACTGTTGTTTCTTTCCCTCACTAAAAGACTGTCTTTTTCTTCCTTGCACCATATGCCCAAGATACACTTCATTCAAAAGAATATCTCTTACTACTTTAGGATTCCATTTAACATAGGCATAGCGCTCCGCCTTTACATCCCCTTTCAAATAATGATAATGAGCAGGAGAAGCAATACCTCGCCTGTTTAGATCCCCCGCGATCTGCGTATAGCTTATCCCTAAAATCCGCTGTCTAAAGATATCTTGTACGATGGGCGCCGTCTCTGTATTTGGTTCTATTTTATAAGGATTGTCTACACATTTCTGATAACCATATACCGCCCATGTGCCAGTGAATTCTCCTTTGCGCTGTTTTATAACATAACTGGAGCCAACCTTCTTTGATATATCTCTACTATATGCCTCATTCATAATATTTTTTAGTGCAATAATATAACTATCTGATCTTTGTTCTATATTTGATGTATCAAACTGATCGAATATTGCCACAAACCGCACATCAAGAAATGGAAAAATTCTTTCTAGGTAATTTCCTGTCTCTCTATAATTACGCCCAAAACGGGAAAGATCTTTTACCACAATGCAATCTATCATTCCTTTTCTTATATCCTCCATCATTTGCTCAAACTGTGGTCTTGAAAAGTTTGTCCCTGTCTGTCCATTGTCACAATACAGTCGGACAAACTCCATATCTGGTTGTACTTCTATGTATCTGCTAATCAGCTCTTTCTGATTCTCAATAGTATCTGCCCCTAGTCTTCCACTATCTTCCATGGATAGCCGTACATAACCGCACGCATGGTAAATATGCTTGGTTACTTCCTGTACAGGCACTGAAACCACAAAATTTACTTTACGCTTTGTTCTTGCCATACTACACCACCCCCTTTTCAGACGGTTATATGTTATCTTGCGTCTGTAAAAGCAAATTTGCAAGCCAGTGGTATTCTTCCTGCCAATTATAGACTATTTCTACTTGTTTGTTCTTATAAACTAGAATTTTTTCTATTAGACACACCACAACAGCCCGATCTAGTACCGTAAAATTTTGATATTTTTTTAACTGGTCTAACCAATTTTTTTCTTCCATGTTACTCTCCATTATTTGTCTGATTTCTGTTCTAATTATTTTTGCCCGTTTTTGCGCCTCTGAAAGAAGCCCTGTGTAATTCTTTTTTAGTTTCTGATATTCCTCTTTGTCAATCACACCGTCCATCACATTCTCATACAGTGAACACAACAGCTTTTTGTAACGGCTAATCTCTCCGTTTTTTTTATCCAATCGTTCCTGATACTTTTTCATATCTGCCTGTTGTAATGTAGCCATTTTTATCAATTCTAATACTTTTTCCATGCCAAGTACACTCTGCACCTGTCTTTTCACTGATTCCAATATGATTCCTTCCAAAATACTATCTCGCAGACTGTGTGCATAACACGTTTTTTCATTCTTGTGAGCCGCACAGACATAATAGATGTATTTCTTTTTTCCAGATGGAACCGTCTTGCGGACCATCGCAGCACCACATTCTCCACAGTACACTATTCCAGAAAATAACTCTACTACATTACTTTTAGGACTTGTGCGCGTATCCATCGCCAGTAGCTTTTGAACAATCTCAAAATCGTTCTGGGCTATAACTGCCTTGTGTGCTCCCCTCACAATGCTCCACTCCTCACGTGGCTTTAAAATACGCCGCTTCACTTTAAAACTCGGGGTTGTACTTTTCCCCTGTTCCAAAACCCCCGTATATATTGGATTTTTCAGAATTCGCAAAATCGTAGTCGCGTTCCACACGGAATGTATATTGATACCAAATGGTGTTGCAAAACGTAATCCTTGAGATTTTTTATAATCCAAAGGCGCTAGTATGCCATCTCTGTTCAGTCTCTCTGCAATATCACCTGCACTAAGCCCTTTTATTTTCCAACAAAAAATATCACGTACCACATTGGCAGCAAATGCATCTATCAATAAACGATTTTTGTTTTCTGGATCTTTTAAATAACCATAGGCAGCAAAAGATCCAGTAAAATCGCCGCGTCTGCGTTTAGTCTCTAGCTGACTACGAATTTTTATTGATATATCACGGCAGTACGCCTCATTGATCAGATTTTTAAAGGGAATCATCAGTTCATCGAATTCTGTTTTTCTATTTAGACTGTCATAATTATCATTGATAGCAATAAAACGAACCCCTAAAAAAGGGAATATTTTCTCAATATATTCTCCTGAATCCAGATAATTTCTGCCAAAACGGGAAAGATCCTTCACCACAATACAATTTATCTTTCCCGCTTTCACATCAGCCATCATCTCTTGAAAAGCAGGTCGATCGAAACTAGATCCAGAAAACCCGTCGTCAATTTTCATGCCACATTCAATTATTTCTGGGTGATGGTTAAAGTAATCATGAATCAAGTCCTTTTGCCCTGTAATGCTGTTGCTTTCCTTTTTATCACCATCTTCATGCGATAAACGCAAATAACCATAGGCATTCCATATTCTTGATACGATTGGTTGAATAGAACTGTATTTAATTTCATCCATAAGCTCTCTCCGTTGTCTGTTCTATTTATCGTGTTTTCTGTCTATCTAATCAACATCTTGAACGAAGGTAAGAGAGCATCCTGTCCTCCAATGTCGCGTCCGTGTCAGAAAAACTAACTTTTACTATATACTTGCCATAGCGATAACAATACGGGTTTCCAATCTGACATATATAATCCAAAAGACGCTCCTTTTTGGACAGCGTGGTGTCAATTTTCACATCTCTTATATCCTTCAATGTACTAGAATCCACAACATCCAATTCAACCGCCTGCATAGTATCTATATCGTCAATTGTTAAGGTCTGTAACTTCATCAACTTTAAAGCTCCTCTTTTTCTTTATTATTATGATTTTACAGGTTGTCCTTATGTGTAAAATATCTATCTTTATTTAACTTCATCCGCAAAAGGTACATTGCATCTTTCTTTATAAAACCACGCAATTTTTTATTAAAATTGTAAAATCAGCTAAACATAATCAATAATTTGTCTAATCAACTTATCTCTTTTTGACCGTCATTTTTAATTCTATATATCAAAATTAAATATTTATCTCCATTCATTGCACACATAACTTGCTTTGTTTCCTTTTAAATAACAATTACTGTTTTATTCTCTATAATAATATTCATCTATAAAAAACAGAAATATTCTACACAAATAAGTACATCTCATTTTTTATAAAAAATTTAACCTTTTATGTATATTGGTGCGAATAAAAACTATACATTTTATCTCTTTTGGAATTGTATATCCATTAAAAACATTATAATATTTAATTGAAACTTTTGTTCCTGATAAAAATATTAAAAACTTCAAAAAGAGAAATCACAATGGTGTATTGTATAAAAATTATTATTGGAACACACATGGTTATTCAGAGAGCGGCAAACGATTGGATAGCGGCACGAGAACTTAAACTACCCTAATGGTATGGTCTTTCTTACGAGTGTCTTGTTAAATAATGTTGCTGACTTGTTTAAAGCGTCAAAACTGTTTGCAACCTTACCCCACCATCTAAAATCAATGGGATTGCAGTCGTACTATTTCAAATTTGGAGGGAAAACACAAAGATGAAAAAGGAGCCACATGATTTATTTTGGTTTGAAAATGAACATACACCAGTTTACAACTTTTGGACATTTTTAAAGCCCGATAAGACATAGTTCTCAATTATTTTGACCAGAGCACATGAT